TGATAAAGCATTATTCCATTTTTTTATCTAAATAAGGGTCTCATAGTTGAAACTATTCATAAAAATCCTGATTTAATAAAAATTATAATAGAAGGAGACGAAAATAAAATAACCGTTAATTATAACACAGATTACTGGTAAGGGAGACATAATAAAAATCATTTAATTAAAGAAGAAATATAAAATGTATTATTAAAATATAATGTTGATTGGTATAATAGGGGGTGGTATAAGTGGATTATATTGTGCCTTAGAGTTATCTAAGCACAATGAAGTTGTTTTATTGGATGAAAGAGATTATTTAGGTGGGAGAATAATGACCAAGGACCATTTAGAATTAGGCGCGGCAAGATTCAATGATACACATACACTATTACTTGAACTTATAAAACACTATAAGTTAACTCCTATAGCGATTCCAAAAAATCAAGATTATATATGTAATCACACCCTATACAAAAATATACATGTAATTTTTGACTCATGTATAAAAGATATTATACGAAAAACTAAAATCAGCGAAGAATTAAGACAAATCAGTTTTTATCAACATTGTGTAAATATACTTGGAAGCGAAGAATCGGATTTATTAGTAAGTATATTCGGATATTATACTGAGATTAAAATAATGAATGCCTATGACGCAATAGAAACGTTTAAAAATGATTTTGTAAGTCAGTCTTACTATGTATTAAAGGAAGGATTAAGTGAATTATGTTTACGAATGTCCAATGATATTATTCATAATGGTTCGCGCATTTATACAAATGAAAAAGTAATCGATGTAAAATCAAATAAGATTATTACTAAACAGAGACAAATTAAAGTAGACAAGATTATATTTTGTACAAAAGCTCGGCAACTAAATGATTTTAACCTATTGAAACCAATACATCATTATTTAGAGGCTTTACACGAAGCTCCTTTGTTAAGAATATATGCAAAATACAATAAGGTTTGGTTCAAAGATTTAAATAGAATAACTACCAATCAGTTGCTGAGACAAATTATACCGATTGATAAAGAGAATGGTATTATTATGATATCTTATACTGATGACAAAGATACCAAACCATTTTTACCTTTGTTGAACAATGAAACCCAATTACGTAAAATGATTCATAATCAGTTGTCTCTATTGTTTCCAAACAAACATATAGAAGATCCTGAGTATATAGTTTCTTACTATTGGAAAGTAGGAACACATGCTTGGAAACCAAAATTTAATTCCGATAAAATACATGAATCTATAATAAATCCACTTCAAAATGTATATGTATGCGGAGAAGCTTATTCTAAAAAACAAGCTTGGATAGAAGGAGCGTTAATGATGTCAAAAGAGGTTATACAAAAGATAAATAAATAATATAATCTATCTATATATGTCGTTTGAAACAGAAGAAGCCAATGTTATTTTAGAACCTATTATCAAAGAATCTGATCTCGTAGAACCAGTCGTGGAGCAAGTCGCGGAAGAACCAGTCGTGGAGCAAGTCGTGGAAGAACCAGTCGTGGAGCCAGTTGCCGAGCCAGTTGCCGAGCCAGTTGCCGAGCCAGTTGCCGAGCCAGTTGCCGAGCCAGTTGCCGAGCAAGTCGTAGAATCCGTCGTAGAATCCGTCGTAGAACCAGCTGATGCTTTCGAAGACAACGTAATAAAAAAAATGCGAAAATTATCTATACACAAACCAACCAATATGTTATCTAGTATTATAGGTAATACAAAAACAAAAAAAGGACATCTTATGAAACATTATAAACGTCCTGTTCCTTTATTATATAAAAATTGATTTTATTTATATAACTTGACATATATTAAATGAATACATTTTCGGAAAGTCAACAAAGTGCATACAAAAATTATTTGAAGGGAGAAAATGTATTCATTACTGGACCAGGTGGAACTGGTAAATCTTATTTTATAAAAAAAGTATATGAAGATGCTAAATCACGTGGATTAAATGTAAGTGTTACAGCAATGACAGGGTGTGCCGCGTTGTTGTTGGATTGTAACGCAAAGACAATTCATTCGTGGGGAAGCATTGGATTAGGCACAGAACCTATTGAATCCATCAAACAAAAAATTGTAAAATATCGTAAACGTGACGTTTGGATAAAAACTGATTTACTAATTATAGATGAAGTTAGCATGTTATCGTGTGAATTATTTGAATTATTATATAGAATCGCCCAAGATTTTAGGCGAAGTGAAAAACCATTTGGTAATATGCAACTTATCTTTTCAGGAGATTTTCATCAATTACCACCTGTATCTAAAGATAGTAAGTTTTGTTTTGAATCGCCCTTTTGGAATGGTTGTTTTCAGCATAAAATTGTATTAAAAGAAAACTTTAGACAAAAAGGCGATAAAGTATATCAAACGATTTTGAACGAAATTCGCGAAGGAAATATAAGCGAAGAAAGTAAGGATATTTTAAGGTCTTGTTTGAATAAAAAGAACAATGAGCATTTGTCTCCAACGTTATTATATCCAGTAAAACGATTATCCGAACAAGTAAATTTATTTGAAAATATATCGTTGAAAGGTGAAGAAAAACTATATAAAATGAAATATATCATTCAACCTACTAAAAAAATAGAAGAGGAACTGATTAAACAAAAAAGAAATTTAATAGTAGACGAAGAATTAAGATTAAAAATAGGTTCACAAGTAATGTGCGCCGTTAATTTAGACCAAGAACAAGGAATTATCAATGGTAGTCAAGGAAAGGTCATTGGATTTAATTCTCAAAATGAACCTATTGTTAAGTTCTTTTATAAAAATATTATACGAACCATTTCACTTCATAAATGGATGAATGAAACCTATGACAATAACGGCATTTTACAATTACCACTTATATTGTCATGGGCTATTACAATTCATAAATCACAAGGTATTAGTCTAGAATGTGCAAACATAAATATCGGTTCTAATATTTTCGAATGCGGTCAATCTTATGTTGCCCTAAGTCGTGTAAAATCATTGGAAGGATTATATATTCAAGGATTAGATTTTACAAAAATCAAATCTAATCCTAAAGTAATTGATTTTTACAAATCGATTAATTAATTTTACGAGTAGGTATTTTAGAAGATACTAAATAAATCGAATTTTCGGTCATAACAATATATTCTTCAGCTACTTTGAAAATTTTAGCAATAGGACTTGTATATTCTTCTTCACTGCGTACCAACATTTTTTCATCGTTGTCTCTTACCCCAATGAGAACTTTTGAATTATGTGAATCTACCCAATAATCCATCATAATGGGTTTGTCTTCTTTACACGACATTTTGCACGCGTTGATTAATACTTTTTGACTAGGAATAGGAATATCATCACTCATATGAATTAGTGATATTTTTTTCTTTATATAGATTTTACGCAATATAAATTATTTTAAAATTTTTTTTTTTTGGTTTTATTATTTTTGGAATGGTATTTTGCTGATATATTTCCGAAAAATGGTCATATAATATTTTTTTGATATAATCATAAATATGATATAAATCTTCATTTTCACATTTTCCTACAATTAAAATACTACCTGTTCTAAAAATCATAAAAGATACTTCTTGTTGATTCTTCAATTTATATTTACATTGAATACCCGGATAACTACATGAATCAAACGAACATTTCACGCCGTAATTTTGTTTTAAAATTTTAAATAAACGCTCACGATGAATATAATAATTACAATTGAAGTTTGAATTGACCAATATGGTTTCTCGTTTCGAGACCTCTTCTTGTATATCATAATCATAATGAGGTTGTAATAATTGTTTAAGTTTTTCCACCGCAATGTCTAAAATAGAATCGTCTTGTATTCCGGGTATTTCGACTTTACCCGAATTAAATAATTTTAAATGTAGTTCTTTGTATTGGTCTTTAAACATTATTCTATAAATGACCACAAAACAATTATAAAAAGCGCTTTTTGATTTTTTTTTATAATTGATAACATCTTTTTTAGATAAACCAATACTAACTTTTCGGACATCTTTGAATGTAATACGACCAGTTGGATTTTCAAATTGATTTAAAATTTTAACATCTACTGGTAATGTAATGTTTTGTATATTTTTTTCAAATTCAGAAACCTTTTCTTTGTCTTTGAAATTAAATTTCATTTGTTTTTTAATGATACCTTCTTTCATAGAATCATAAGATATCATTGGAAATTTCCAAAAAATTTCATTTAAATCTACTTTAATATTGAAATACAAAATTTTAGTTTTGGTTGAAATAATAATAGGACCACATGTTGGAACAATACTAGGTATAGAGTCTTTTACTTCACCAGGACCTGTTTCATTACTTATAAATCGCATCCAAGCATCATCAATACTCATTAACCTTATAAATAGTGTGTTTAATAAATCAATTTTGCAATTGATATAAATAAGGAATAAACCGTTTGTTAAAAAAATTTAAATCATACTCCACTAATAATCTCTTCATATAAGACATAATGGTACTATCTGTTTTATAATGTAGTAAAATATGCATAAATAATTTTATATTGAATTCTTTATTACCAAATGGTTTTATAAAATGTTTGAATCTAACAAAGGAATAATCTTTACAAATAGAGTCTATATGTTTTTCTTGGATAAAATTACAAGAAGTATATTTATAACATTGTAACGCATTTACCATACAACGAATATCTGGATAATAGTTATAAATAATATCATTTAATGTTTCCCTTTTTATTTGTATATTTTCATTTTCTATGATATGATTCAAATACTCCTTATAATTTGGAATGTTATAAAAATGTAGGGTCAAACATTTTTGTCTCAAACTTGGAATTAATTTACTTATATAATTACACATAAGAAAAAAACGAACATTTTTATGTTCCAATAACAATAAAAGAGATTGTTGAGCTTGTTTCGTCATAGAATCTACTTCATCTAATATAACAAATTTTAGTTCACTATTTGTAAAAAATCCGTCACTTTGAACAAAATTATAAATGGTATTTCTTATGATATCTACACCTCTATCATCTGACGCATTCAAATGAATCACATTATGTTTCATATTGTATTTTTCGGTTATTTTTTGAATCAAACAATTGATGGTAGTGGTTTTTCCAGTTCCAGGAGGACCATACAAAAGCATATGTGGTATATATAATGTTTCTACCATAGTATCAAACATAATTTTATAATCAGAATCCAATACAATTTCATATAATGAGGTTGGTCTATATTTTTCTATCCAAGGGTTCATTTATTAAATTATGAAAAGTATTTAAATCATTAAACCATAATTATTTATGACAGAAGAAATAAAAATACCAAAGAAAAGGGGTAGAAAACCAAAGGGTGGCAAAATAGTGGAACAAAAAAAAGATGATGTAGATGTTAAAGATGGTAATCCGTCAGTGATACTTCATTTAAAATGTAGAAAGAGTGATATCATAGAGAATGATTATGACCCAACGATTTATAATATTGAACCTTATACTAAGGATACCATACAATATGAAATCATCAAACACAATGAAGTAGAGACAAAGGAATATAACAATGATTCGGTAAATGATAAAAAAAATATATATGAAAAATTAAGCGAATTGGAAAAAAATTTACATAGTAATGATATAAATAATAAATCCAATTGTTTTTGGTGTACTTGTTCATTCGATACTCCGGTTATATACATACCTAGTATCAAAATGAATGAACAATACAAAGTCTATGGTTGTTTTTGTAGTCCGGAATGTGCTACAAGTCATTTATTCCATGAGCCTATTGTGGAGACCATTAAATACGAACGTTATCAAATGTTAAATTATTTATATGGTAAAATTTACGATTACAAAGAAATTATAAAAATGGCTCCATCGCCTTTTTATACACTTGATAAATTTTATGGTAATTTAACGATACAAGAATATCGAAAATTATTGAAATATGATCGTTTGCTATTGTTTACAGAAAAACCATTGACTAAAATTTATCCAGAATTACATGAAGATAGTAGTAATTTTGAACCCTTGTATAACAATAAAATGATAATGCGTAAACCAAATCAAGTCAATAAAAAAAAACATATTGAAAACGCATTTCAATTGTAAGATTTTATTTTCTTATAACTATCTACCATTTTTCTGGGATTATATTTGTAAGGTTTCCATTTTTTATAAGTGGGTAAATACAAGCACGTCACATAACGTTTTTCAATTTCTTTTTCATCGGTTGAATTTTCTTGTTCGTCGTCATCACTATATTCGATATTTTTGTAATTTTTTTTGTTTCTGAAAATTTTTCGTAACAAATAACTTGATTTTATATCGTTGACAAATGCATTTCCGTAAAAAAATTCTTCTTTATCATTCATTACATATAAATGATAAACATCATTGAGTTCAATATCTTTGTATACCATAAAATGGCCGAATAATTTAGATAGTTTGTATATAAATGGTTTAGGTCGTAATTGTACAATACCATATACAGGGTAATTCATTTCACCTGCTTTGAATATAGGTTCGGCATTTGTCATATAAGGTAATTTAAAATTAGTAATGTTACGTATAGGACTAAATTTTATGTAGGTATTTAATATATGCTCCATTAACTGATAAGCATATTTCATACCCTTGTTGATTTTGGTATTTTTATAATAAGTTATATTTTCACAAACAAAAACATTATCTATCAAGGTTCCGTATAATGTTGTTCCTAAGGTAAGTATGGGGTCAAACGCGACGTATACTGATTTATGTATTTTATGTTCTATATCATATAAAATACATAATGGTTTTTTATTTTCTTCCTTGAATGTTGCGGTATACTTTTTTCCACTTGGAATCAAAATACTTGTAGTAGATGGATTTAGACTATCACAATTCGTGTACATTATATATATTTTTGTTCATATCTTTAAGTTGATTTAGAGATTTTTCTAATTCGTTTATAATAGGGTCGTGTTCTTGGGTTGTAAACGTTAGAATATCTATATTCATATAATACAACACAAAATGAACTATACATAAAATGAGTAGAGTATATAACAAAAGCATATATTCCCTAATTATATTATTTCTTAGATAAAAACGAGACCACACTTTCTATTTGGTCAATTGATTTTATTTCAAAGTAATGACTGACTTGATTCAGGTAACTATGTTCTACAAAATCCACATTATGATCTATATTGTATTTTTTATAAGTTTCGGTTACCATAATATGTTCATAAGGTATATGAGTATAAGTTTCATTATATTCATATATATTATCTTCTATCATAAAGTCATATCCGGAGTGTTTTAAAGAGAAATATTTTTCTTTCAACGCATGTTGTTTTCTCCAATGTTTTTGTTTGTAGTATAATATCCCGTTTGGAGTATAAACTATATCTTCCTTATACCTATTATGAAATTCATTATGATCATAAATATGATTTTGAATAAATATTTTCATTCATAATATGTATAAAAAAGGTTTAAATAATATTTTTTATACTTAATAATGGTTATGGTTGTAACAATAAAAAAAGAGGGTTCATTCAAAAATGAACATACAGAGGAACTTTATAAATGTTGTAAATATAAATCAGCCAAGGATTTTGTAAAACTGCATCAATGGGATGATTATGAATTATGGGGAAAACGAAAGGGTAAAGCTGGAAATGAAAATAAATGTGAATTACCTGAATTAAATGAAATTTTTTTTGGTACATTATGTGTTCGTAAAAAAGACACCGATTTATCTCTGGATGAATGGTTAGAATGGTATAATGAAAAAATGGGTGGTAGCGAATTATTAGAAAGTGAATCGGTAAGTGAAGATTCTGAAGTATATTCCGAATCCGAGTATACCAAAGAAGGTTACTTGAAAGATGATTTTATAGTAGACGAACTCATTGAAGAAGAATATGATCTAACATAGATTTATGTTTCACCGAATCACTATAGCCCAATAAATATAACTCATAAATAGAACATTGTTTTTGTAACAAACCATAACCCGGTATATTATACGAATTATATCTTTTGAATAATTTATAATTCAAAAATAAAATATTACGATTTTTAATTTGTCTCTTATATTTATTATACAATAATCCACCATCTAAACTACATTTTCCATTGTAAAAATAAAATATATCTTTAAAGGTAATCATTGGTATAAAAGAACTAGATATACAACATTTGGTCATATCGCTAACGTTCAAAAACTTATTATATCCTTCTAAATTATTATAATTGGTTGTCACCGCAATATATCTATTTTTTGTATCAAATTGTTTCATATTCATTTTATTTATAAGTTTAATGGTGTTATTTAATAATAGGGGTAAGGGCATTTTTCCATTTAAATTCATTTGGAACAATTGTCTCAAAAAAATAGAATCGTATTGTTTGTCTAGAGACAAAAAAATGGTATTCAATGAACCTGCCGAAAATCCTATGATATTTTTTCCACTTAAATCATAATTATTTTTTATAAAGTGACAAATACCTAATACATAAAATCCGAGTAATCCGCCCGGAGACAAAATAATATCCGGATTACGTATTAATTTGATGTTTGGTTTGTATAAAATATAAAATAGTAAAAGAAACATAATAAGATATTTCATATATAGTATCATAGGTTATGCTTTATTAAAAAATTGATATAAATATTTATAAATATTATTCATAAAATGAATATAAATGAACCGGATGAGTTTCGTAATCGTATTCGCCAACACATATCTAAGTATGTAGATAATGATTCTTATTGTTCCAATATAGAAAAAAGTATTTACAATTATTCTATCCAACAATCGGTTAAGTATAATATAAAAAAAAGATGGGATAATTCATTATTTGTAGTTCTTTATTTGGATAAATTCAAACAAATTTGGCATTACTTAAAAGATGACCATATATTAGAAAAAATAAAACAAAATCCAAATTTTTGCAAAGAAATATCTTTTAAAACCGAACAGGAAATATATCCTGACTATTGGAATAGTATTACCGAAGAAAAAATAACTCATTTAGATAATAAATATTTTCCAAAAATAAAGGCATCTACCGATAAATTTAAATGTGGTAAATGTAAATCAAAGGAGTGTACTTATTACCAATTGCAGACTCGTTCGGCGGATGAACCTATGACTACATTCGTAACTTGTATTAGTTGCGGTAATCGTTGGAAATGTTAAATGACCTCTAAATCATTTACGTTCCAATATTCAAATTTACCATTCGGTATAGGTCTTTTGATAATAAAAGGTAGTTTTTTTTCTTTTAGTTCACGTTCAACCACCAAAACTTTATCTATATTTAGATTTTGTTCGGATACAAATGCGTTTGCTCCGCAATTCAGTTGATTTACACGAATACCAATAATTTTTGCCTTTTCATATTTACTTAAAACAGGATATGTTTTATGGTTGTCATCTATAATAATTCCTTTATCATTTCGAGTGACTAAAGATAAATTATGTATTTCTTCGAATGATAATTGTAATTCTTCCGGATGATATACTTTTATATAGTCTTTGTTATCTTCAAACTGATTGTAATAATCACCATCATATTCTGTTTGTGAATAATCTTCTTCTATTTGACTATTCAAATCAGGTTCGCGTTCTAACTCTTCTACCAATTCTTCATCTTCTTCTTCCTCTTCTGCCTCAGTGTTGTTATCGGTATTTTCATCGTTTTCTTCTTCAACTTCGTCTTGTTCCAATACACTATTTTCATATTCTTCATCACTCATTATAATAAGTTTATATATAATTTTAAATCAATTTTGTAATAGTAAATCATTCTATGACTTCCATGAAGAATCACAAATTGTACACATATACATATATTTAAGTTGTTGTTCGTCGTACCTATAATAAATCACTTTAGGTTTAACTTCCTTGGATTGATTTGTGTCACACAAATTATTTGGACATTTGATTTGATTCGAATAAGGTATAGTCGGATCGTATTTCAAGTAAGTATTTATGTTTTGGTCTGTTTGATTATCTTTTGTATAAGTTACTTCTTTTATACATTCGCTAGATGTTTGCTGTTTGGTATTTCCACATTTTCGACAATAATAATGCAAACTATTATCTTCTTCTGATATTTTTAAATAATACAGATTTTCGCATACTTCACAAAACTTCATTCTTATAGTATATAAATACTTTTTATCAATCAATTTTTATTAATTCATTATATATTAATTCCAATATTTTAGATAATTTAATATAATTGGTTTCACAATATAAATTGTAAATATTTGTAGTATATGTTTCATTAGGTTTATCTAATTTAAGAGATGAATAATGTTGAATAAAATGTTTTTTTATTATGGGGTAAAATGGTTTGTAATTATGTTCTATGTCATCTATATTCAAACATTTTAATATAGCTACTTCTATATTTCTATAATGAATAATATTATTGTAAGGTTCAACATTTGTATTTCGTATACTTATACCTGGTTCATTGATAAGAGGATTTTCGTGAAATAAAGTGCACAAAGATAGTAAAATAGAACGTAACGACTGACACGCACTCCATTTTTCACCAGGCCATGTATTCAGTAAAGATAAACATACATAACCATTCATATATAAGTTTGGATTGAAACGGGTTTTACCGTCGTATGTTTTAAAGATTATCTTAGGTGGAGCAAATGGATAATTATCTGGATAAATAAAATCAAAGAAGTAATAGCCATTTTCATATGGCGTATCTTTAGGTCCAATGATCATAGCATAACCCATATTTACAACATCTTCATCTGGTTCATAAAAGATATTATCGATAGGGTCATTCATAATATCTTTTACGTCTAATACTATTCTCTTAGCTGAACGATTCATTATACATATATATAGTTTTTTCTTTAATAAAAATTGATATAAAATTATATTCATATTTATATTATGGACGTATGGATGAAAAAATACTCATCAAAAAATGGTCACACGCATACAAAAATTGGATGCGAGAAACTAGGCATATATGGCGGTAGTTATGTGATTCCATACGAAGACATAGGTTCTTTTTATAAAGTATATAAAAAACATGTCTTAATAGAAAAAAAAAAGGCATATTTTACAGAAAAACAACTGGAAGAAGGGCCATTGTTAATTGATTTGGACTTTCGTTATGTTCCGGAGGTGGATGAGCGTCAACACAATATGGATGATATTGTACATATAGTAGAACTTTTATTTGATTTATTATCCGAAATAAAAGTTCCAAATGACAAATTCATTTCTTGTTCTATCTTTGAAAAACCTAACGTAAATACATCATTAGAAGACGTTACCAAAGATGGTATTCATATTATAATGGATGTTAAAATGGATTTTACCGAAAAGATTATTCTTAGAGACAAATTGTTAAAAAAGATTTCCAGTATTTATGAGAATTTACCAGTCATCAATACTTGGGACCAAGTCGTGGATGAAGGGGTTATGAAAGGGTCTGTCAATTGGCAATTGTATGGGTCTCAAAAACCTGGAAATGAAGCTTATGAACTGACCTATAGATTCAAAGGACAATACCAAGAAAATGAATGGAACATCGAGCAACTGGAAATCAATGAGGACTATATATGTAAGCATTTTGTTGAATTTACTGCTAGAAATACAAATTTAATTGAGTTGCGTCAAAATAAGGATATCCAAGAAGAATATGCCCTATTGAAAACACAACGAGAAAGTGGACAAAGTCGTAAATGTAAAGTAAAACTAATTAGTTCTTCTAATGTGTCGTATGAAAAAATAGATAATCCTTCTATGTTAGATGCCTGTATTGACGAATTATTGAAAGATTGTAGTATAGAAGAAGAATATATCAAAGATACCCATAATTATACAATGATATTGGATGAAAGTTATTACGGCGAAGGAAGTTACAATAAATGGATTAAAGTGGGTATGGCGCTAAAAAATACAAGCGAAAAATTATTTATTTCTTGGTTGAAAATTAGTAGTCAAAGTCCATCCTTTGATTGGGGAAATGTATCTGAACTATTCCATAAATGGAATCATTTTGATGAACGAGATCTGAGTTATAGGTCGATTATTTATTGGGCAAAAGAATCTAGTATGGAAAAATACAATGAAGTTCGTAATAAAAGTTTAGACAAATATATTCATAATTCGTTGATGAATGTAACCCATTGGGACCTAGCCAATACATTGAATCAAATATATAAAGAAAATTATAAATGCGTAAATATCAAACATTCTGTATGGTATAGTTTCGAAGAAAATAGATGGATTGAAAATGATAGCGGTACATCTTTGCGTAACCTATTATCTACCAAATTTTATAATATTTATTTTAAATATGTACAAAAAAGACTAAAAGAAGGCAATAAAGATAGCGAAGAATCTAAAAATATCGCAGGTAATTTTTCTAAATTAGCCAAATGTTTAAAAACATCGAGTGAAAAAAATAATGTCATGAAAGAATCGTGTGAGTTATTTTATGACAAAGAGTTTTATAATAAGTTAGATACTAACCCTTATTTGGTGGGTTGTAAAAATGGGGTAGTGGATATCAAACAAAAAGAATTTCGTAAAGGCAGTCAAAATGATTATATCCATAAAACCACCAATATAGATTATATGCCTTTACAACATTATCAAGAAGTCTCTCCAGAGATAATCGATGAACTGAATACCTTTATGTATCAATTATTTCCTGAACAAGACCTTCGCGAGTATATGTGGGAACATTTAGCCTCTACCTTAATTGGAACCAACAACAATCAAACGTTTAATATTTATTTAGGGGTTGGCGCAAATGGTAAAAGTATATTAGTCGATTTGATGAGTAAAATATTAGGTGATTATAAAGGCACAGTACCAAGTACACTGATTACCCAAAAGAGAACCAGTATTGGTTCGACATCATCTGAAGTATATCAATTGATTGGACGGCGTTACGCCGTGATGCAAGAATTAAGTAAAGGAGACACTATTAATGAAGGAATTATGAAAGAAATTACAGGCGGTGATCCTATTCAGTGTAGAGCATTATTCAAAGATAGTGTTACATTTATTCCGCAATTTAAATTAGTTGTATGTACAAATGTATTATTTGATGTAAAAAGTAATGACGATGGTACATGGAGACGTATTCGTGTATGCGAATTCAAATCAAAGTTTACCGATAATCCTTATGAAGACCGCGCCTTTCCAGAAAAAGATTATCCATATCAGTTCAAGATTGATAAAAATTTAAATCAAAAATTCAAATATTGGGCACCAGTGTTTTTCAGTATGCTGGTTGAAAAAGCATTCCAAACACAAGGTAAAGTTATTGACCGACCATGCGTATTAGAACCTACTGAAAATTATCGGAAAGGTCAAGATGTAATATTGGAATTTTGTCATTCTCAAATTGTAGAAGAGCCAAATGACGCACTCGCTAGCTTAAAAATAGGAATGGTCAATACTATATTTAACGATTGGTTTAAAAATGAATACGGTAAAACAAGTCATATTAGCTCTAGAGAATTACGCGAATATCTTGAAAAAAAATATGGAAAATGTCCTAAAGGTGGATGGCAAAATATTCACATCAAAGAAGTAGATATTTAATCTTTCATAAATGCGTTTTTTGGAAAAGCATTTTTTGATTCGTCTCTAAAATAAGTGAATACAAATTGGAAAAGTTTGAATATATAAGGATAAATGACAATTGGTAATAACAACAATACAATATATATAAATCCATTTTTTACTAGATTTAATTTTGATTGACTATAAAGTAAAAGTAATAAACCGATGAATAATAAATAATAAATCCAGTTTATATAACTATTGTACAAATGTAAAGAATCTTCTTCAATACTTCTATATTGCATTTTACGAATAGATAAATGAGGGTCTTCGCTTCCACGATTGGATAAATAATCGTTTACATAATTATCTTGATTTATTTTTTCTAAATAGCTTAATGTTTTTATTTTTTCTTTTATAAGATCATATAATTCATCATCGCTTAATAAACTTATATTTTGTATAGTATTACATTTTCCAGATAATTTACTATCAATTGCGTGATTTCTTTTTTGTTTCCATTCATCGTATATCGGTTTCCATTTGTTTTCTTCTGGACCATAAAAACTAATAAAAATTTGTTGTTCAAGATTATTTAATTTTTTATGAAATTGCTCACCTGATTTTATTTTTAATTTATAATCTTTGAACAATAATTCTTGTTTTTCTTCGGCATTTAGTTCAGTTAATAATCCAATGCTTGTTCCATCGGAATCATCTGGAATAGCACATATGGTACCTTGATCTTCTATAATTTTTTTTGCTATGGATTCATCGTAACCCATACCAATTATATCAACCATATCAGTCATTGGTTCATAATATACTACAAATATTTTTATACAAATGATAACCAATAATATAAACAATAGATAATTTCTCATTATATATTGTTTATATTTTCAAATTGTTGTAATTATAAAATATAAATATACCTAAACATAAAACAGTCAACATAGAGGTAATTAAAGACTGATATATTGTGTTATAAACGATGATTATACTTAATAAAAATAATGCTATAATTACCCATGATACACATAATATAGTTGCTCTTTTCAACATATATATTATTTTGATAATAAAAAATAAGACCCAATAAGAACACCAAACAATAATAATTTGAATATTACAAAATAAAAATTATAGGTATATATGTCTAATGTACTTTCATTCATAGAAGACATCGTCAAATAATCTTGTGATTCGTTGGTTCTATAGGAGACAGATTCTTCTTTTTTAACTAAACTATTCAATCTCTCGTCTATTGTTTTTTGAATACATTGGTTGAGTTGATTCAAATCTATTGAGTTTTTTAAATCATTTACGTAATCCGAAGATGTTTTTTTTAAATCACAACTCATTATAGTATATATATATTTATCCTACACATATTCTATAATAATCATTTTGTAATGAAATTTTATCATAACGAATAATTTTACATACTTCACCGGGTCTTAATAGAATTGCTTTGGCAACAGGATCAAACCTACTAATTTGTGGTAATTGTTTATCATTTTCTATGTTATATTTCAAATATAATTCTTTTTTTTCCAAAAAGGATAATTTTACATGTTTGGGAACAAAGGAGTGCTCTAAAAGATTGTATTGGAGCTCATTTATTTTGAAAACATTAATGTATAAATGAGACCATCTTGTTCTCAAATATTCATTTATAGTAGAAGCATAATCCTTTGTTACAATCAATAACATATCACTTTCTTCTAAATGACTATTTGATATTATTTTATCTAAGGTGTTTTTATTGAATGTTTCATAACTATAAAATAAATATACTTTTGGATGTTTATCTATAAGTTCTTTTTTATGATAAAATACATTTATTTCAGTATATCCCTTTTTTAAATCATTATATTTTTTCTTAGATACAGGTTCAATTTCATAGTCGTTTAACTTTAAATAGTGCTCCATTTGGGATACAGATTTTTCGATCATTTCAGATTCTTTGTTCATGACTAATATATATATAGATTGTATTTTAAATCAATTTTAATTTATTTTATTTACACGTAATATTTGAGAAGAATTTGTGGATACTTGTTCAGGTGATTCTTGAGTTGAGTTATATTCGGTTGAGTTATAATCAGTCAAACTATTTTCAGAAGAAGGTTGTTGATTAGACGGAGGAGGTTCGGGTTGTGGAATAGGAGGTTGTGGAATAGATAAAGACGGTGGAATAGATGGAGGAGGAGGTTCTGGAATAGACGGAGGTTGTTGTTCAGGTTGTGGAGGAGGAGGTTCTGGAATAGACGGAGGTTGTTGTTCAGGTTGTGGAATAGTCGGAGGTTGTTCACCTATAAGAGATGACTCTGGTGTTAAATTTTCTATGGGGAGTGATTCTTCCATGAGTGAATTATCGTTCAAGATTGGCATAGACGTGTTAGGTTCGGAATTATCATTTTCATTGGAATTATCACTTATAAATAAATCATCATTTGTTTCTTGTTCTTTGGGTTTTAAATATACACTTCCATGGGTTAATTTGGTGACATTATCACTTGTAATGATTCGCATTTGAACATTCATTGTGGTTAATTCTTGCATCAACAATTTGAAACTATAAGGTATATTTACTACACTAAATTCTTTACCATATTTAGTGATTAAATATGGATTCATATTTTGTTCTGTCATATCGTATTCTATAGGACCGTCCGATAATAAACTATAAAAATGTTTTTTGTCTTTGTTGTATATCGAAATTGTACCGCTTTGATTACAAATGGCCATTTTATAATCATCGCCACGTTTCATCATAGAATCTTTTAAAAACGCACTCATTCCGTGAGATATGACACCATCGCGTTCCATTTCACCAATACGTAATCCACCATCGTTGGCTCGTCCGTGATTGGTTTGTCTCGTCATTAAGTCTCTTTGACCAGTAGCTCTATAATTTATTTTATCTTTAACCATATGCTTCAATCTCATATAGTAAGTTGGTCCCATAAATATTTCACTCGTAATTTGTTCGCCAGTTAATCCATTGTATAATATTTCATTTCCTTCCGATTGATATCCTAAATCGTTCAAATGCTTACCAATGTTTTCGTGTTTAGGTCCTTTGTTTAAAAACGCAGTACTATTGGCACTCATTCCATTAGCACAACATAACTTTGCTAATAAGGTTTCGATCAGTTGACCAATTGTCATTCTACTTGGTAATGCGTGCGGATTTACAATGATATCAGGTTTTAATCCATTTTTTGTAAAGGGCATATTTTCTTCAGGTATAAGATTTCCAATAGTACCCTTTTGACCACATCGACTACAAAATTTGTCTCCTATGGCAGGACTTCTATCTTCACGAATTCTAACTTTGGCTAATTTTCGACCATCTTTATTATAAATAAACGTTTTATCTACATAACCTAATTGTCCTTTTTTAGGTAATACACTACTATCAAATACTTCATTGTTTATTATATTGACTTTGCCAATGACAACCGTTTTATCGTCCATTATAGTATTTTCAAATATAAGTCCATTCTCATCTAATTTGTTATAATTATACCCAGGTTTGGTGTCTCTGGTTAATTCATGATTCAATACTCTATCAATTCGTTTTTCATTTTTTCCAGCAATAGTAATCTCATCCATGGTTTCGTACATATTGTAATAGGTGGTTTTGAATAATCCGCGTTTGACGGACGATTCATTGATTAAAATGGCATCTTCTACATTATAAGAAGTGTGACACATGATGGCAACAATTACATTTTCCCCATAAGGGTGTTGTTCTTCGTGAATATAATTAAAATATTGTGTACGAACAATAGGTTTTTGTCCATAATTCAATACAATACCCATTTTATCAATACGGTTGATAAAATTTGAATGATATAAAGAAACCGCTTGCTTGGCTTGACCACATCCGAACAAATTACGAGGCAATTGATTGTTTTCTGGAAAAATAATTTGATTCCCCATAATACCAAACATCAATGAAGGGTGAATTTCCAAATGCGTATGTCCTTTGTAGGTTTCTTTGTATTCCATCGAGACATAACACATCTCTATTTCGGATGAATCCATATATTCTAAGTAGACGCGTTCTTTGGATTGGTCATCTATTTCGTATACTTTATTTTTTGTTTTTACCAAATTAGACCATTTTATTGGTTCTTTGTCATATATAACCACTTGATTATCTTCATAATAAATTAATGGTCGTATAAGTCTTCCTTCATCACTATAAATAAAAATATATTTATCATTCATTTGAATACAAATGCTAATGGTATTAGGTATTATTCCTCTTCGTCTGAAGTCAATAAACTGTTGTTTAAAATGAATTGGATCCTGAATCACAATGCCCACCCACAATCCATTGATAAATAATCTAAAATGATTATGTATTTGTAAAAAGGAAGACCTTTCTAAGGATAATATATCAAAATTATTTTTAATAAAATCATATATGATTTCATTTGGAATGGCTCTAGTTATATTACACATAATCGCCATATGTTTATGTAAACCTACATTGGCGCCATCTGGTGTGTCTACTGGGTCTAAGTAACCATATTGTGAACCATGTAACAAATGCGGACCAACCATTTTTGAACTACTATCTACTTCCAAATTTATTTTTCTAAGATGGGTCAAAAATGAATTATACGACAAACGATTCAAGTCTTGAATCACACCCAGTCGTTTGGTGTGTCCATATGCACCCCAATCACCCTTGAACGCTTTTTTAAATCCTTGTTCAATATATTTTTCATTGAATATATGGTCTTTGACCAAATATAAAATATTAGATTTTTCTGGATTGAAATCTTGTTCATGTAAGTTTTCATCTAGATACAATGAATTATTATAATACATTTCCTTTTCAACAATGGTGTGAATTTCTTGTTTCATAATTTTAGCATATTCAGTAAACAATGCTTTCATAATTGTGCCTGTGCTTTCAACGCGTTTGAATTTGTAATTGTCTCTATCTGTTAACGGTCGGTCGCCGTGGATGGTTTTCAACAATTCAAATGTCATATATCCTAAAAACAATGCCTTTGCGTGGTAATTCATTTCTCCCATATGTGGTAATAAGTAATTGGTTAAAATATTATGGGTTTCATTTACAGTACTATGTTTTAAAAATACGGATATATAATTCAAACAAGCTAACTGCGTATAAAATGTACCTGCGTCATTTATAGATGGTCTCAATAGTTCTAAATATTTTTCATTGTCGTCTAAATCAGATAATATACATTTACATATATCTTTATCACTTATAATACCTAGCGCACGAATCACAATAAAAAGAGGTATAGGTAATCGGACATTAGGTATATCTACTAACAAATGACCACGATGTATATCACGGCGAATAGCCATAGTACGCTTTGGTTTAGAATGGTCTTCTGATACTGACTTAATTTCAATTGAAAAATCGTGTTTATCATCATTTAATGTTCTAATATATATGATGTTGTCTCCAAACTTTTCTTGAGGTATAATTACTTTTTCTTTTCCATCTATAATAAAATATCCACCATAATCATGTCTACATTCTCCTAATTGATAACAAACGCCTTTATTTAACTTGTTTAATAAGCATAATTTAGATTTTAACATAATTGGAAATGACCCTAAGCAATAAAAATTTTCTTCTGGATAGGTTTTGCGAATAGTAGATTTTCGTGTTAGAAACACATATTCTACGTCTACTTTATAATAAATGGTTGTTGCGTAAGTAATGTTTTTTAATCGACATTCATTGGGGTACAAATGACGTTTATTTCCTTCTACCATCATAGGCGAATGATATTCAATCTTATCGGAATCTTTACCGCCTATATATAGATTAATTTTATACAAATCTTTATCGTCTGAATCTTTATAGATATACTCAATTGGATTCAAATCATAAAAAATTTTTTTTATATCATTTTCATAAAAATAATTACAACTATCTATTTGATGGTCTACCAAAGTATTCTCATTAAAATAAGATTCAATATATTTTAAAGAGATTTCGCGTATTTTTGTTTCGTCCATTACTATTTTTATTTATTTTATTTTTAGATTAAAATCAACTAAACTTAAAGAGTATGAGTCCATAAAAAAGAAACGACAAAATAAAAGGCAATAAAAAAATGAACCACGACAAATCAGTCCATCCATTTTTACACAATAAGTCTAAAATAAATGTCCAAAACAATATGTATATAGCATTCAATAGAAAAATCATCATATTATTTCCAACATAACATTCAAATTTACCTAAACAAAGTATTTCAATATTTTTTGAGTTTTGTATTCCAATAAAAAATAATGCTAGAAAAGATACAATAAAATATAATAAAGAGGGGGTACATAATTTTTTCAAGTGAAATGAAGAACGAGCCATATATATAGTATATAATTATAAAATATCTACGTGCGTAAGTATATGACGCCTACAACAAACATCGACCAGTCCTAATTCGTCCAGTACTTTTCCTTCAATGGTTTTTTCGATTTTTTCAGTATCTAAATATTGGATACTATCTTTATCTTTTTTTTGTTCCGCTACTAAGGCCAAATAAACCGGATATTTATTCGCGATCACTTTTCCACACGTAAAACATTTTACTGGAATCAACATTCTTATATATTAATAATGTTTATTTTTTAATCAATTTTTAGAGATTAATATATAGTCACCTTTCATCGTTTTTTTTCGTTCATAAATTAATCCTAAGGAATGTATTTTATCATGACAAGTCTCGCATACAGAAGATAAATTCGCCTTGTGATGAAGTTGACTATCTTTAAAGTCTTTTTGATATTTTAAATGGTGTATTTCATTACTCATTTCACATTTACAAAATTCACACATTCCTCGTAGTTTATCTTTGTTGTATTTGGATGTTTTGTAGCTTAAAATATTATTATATGATTTGTCATATTTATTACGTATCTCATAGGCACGATCTAAAAACGAATCCGGTAATTGTAAAGATTTACAAACTTCAAGACCATAAATACTTTCTCCAGCACCATCTTTTAGTTTACGATTATAAATGAGTGATTTGCATTGTGGATTATATTCAACGGTTAAATGTTTCATTTGTAATTTACTCATTTGACGCAATTCATCAAAATGCTGGATTTGATGAAAATGGGTAGCAAATATAAAGGAACTATTTTCTTTGTACATTTTTTCTAATCCAGAGACAAATATACTTAGTGCTGAATCTATTTCGGTACCTGAACATAATTCATCGCCTAATATCAAACTATGTGAATTACCATATTTCAAAATAACCCTGAGTTCGCTCATTTCTACACCAAAGGTGGACAATCCTTTAAAAATATTATCATTTCCAATGATGCGCGTAAACAAATATTGGTAAGGTACATAAGTCATTTCCTTACAAGGTACATATAATCCACATTGAGCCATTAAAACAGCAATACCAATCGACTTAATAAAACTGGTTTTACCCACTGCGTTTGTTCCAAATAATAACATGCCAGAATGTTCTTTTCCGAGACAAATATCATTGGTTACGTACAATTCATTTGTCTCTATTTTTTCAATCAGTGGATGTCTTAGTTCTTTTATATCTAAATAAGACTCTTTGGTAGTAGCATCTATATTGGGTTTACTATAATTGTTTTTAGTAGCAATCAACATTTTACAATGTAAAAGATCTAATGTTTTACATACATCAATCAAATGATATAAATTATCTTCTTTTATTTTACTATGAAAAGTATCGTATACCAAATGAACTTGTTTCATAAAAGAAGATGTATCATTACAAATTTGTTTTGTAATGTCATCTAGAAAATCACCACCTAGGCTGTATGTCGTTGAATTGTATTCGTGTTTCAAAATATTTTCGACGTGAAATACTTTTTTATACTTGGTACACTTCGATACATATTCAATATCCAAAGATTGTATATGTTTCGATAAAATATTATAACGACGTTTCGTAATCAATAAAGAAATACCGCTAGTTGTCTCGTGTATTTTTATCACGTTGGTCTTACTTTTCTTGTCCAATGTTTTATATATATCTTCTAGGGTTTGTATGAATGCCTCTAATTTATCTTTGGATTCTGTTTTTTGTTCGATCATAGTATCTAATGTAAAGTCGTTTCCGGGCAAAATCATTTCATCCATATATTCTGGATATTTATCAAAAGAACAATTATGAATTTGACTAAGTAGAGACAAATTAAAAAATCCTTCAATCGTTTCTTTTATAGTTTGAATCATAGAAAATGTTTTTCTAGAGTCAATATACTTCATTAGATGCTCGTCTAATGTATTCATTATTTGCGTCAACTGATTACAAAAAACATATACATGATGATAGTCGTTTGGAGTACATTTCTTTAAAATATTTTTACGAAGTATATAGTCCATATCTTTCATAGAATTAAAATAAGACGTCCAATCATATTGATGGTCAATCATATGCTGAGTCATATTATAAGATTCTTGTAAAATGTGGGGGTCTCTAGTTGGATTTACCAATATATATTGGAACAATCGTTTTCCCATTTTTGTTTTACATTCATTCAATAGAGACATAATACACGAATACTTATGTTCTTGGCTTTGGTCTGTTTCTAATATATTCAATTGTTTTAATAAATGATTCGCCAATATCAAACGAGTATCTTCGGGTTCATTCTTTGGCTCCTTTATTTTGTCTACCAATCCCGGATTATGTTGTTCTACATAGTTTAACAAAAAACACAACGATTGAAAGGAAATAATATCATGGGCTAGATTATTTTTATGAAAATATTTATCCATCAATTCTTCTTGGTACATTTGATGTTCGCATTTTTTAGCTTGTTCTGATAAGAATGTATGTTCATTCAATGAAATAATGGTGGTTTTTTTACTTTTAGTATTCATATATTGTATGATATCAACCATTTGTTTGGATTCTATATTATGAATAAAAATAATCTCAATTGGATTATAGATGGATATGTGTTTTTCAATTTCATCGTAAGTCGTTGGATTATGATAATAAGGAACTTTATATTCGTTTGTATATAAATTTCCACTATGCGAATCTAATGTAGTAAATCCAAACACATAGTTTTCATGAAATAATTTATTGGTTTTGTGTATCCAAACACATGTAATATGATTCGTCAATGTTTCACTAGGATTAAATATGGTTCCAGGACTAAATATACCAGTTTCTTTTCGTACTATAATACCATCTTGTTCCATTTGTTCAAACACTACCACAATATAAGTAGATACCATTTTTTGAATATATTTGTCTATCATATAATCTCGAAATCCAGCCATATATATTTTATCTTTTCCTAACGGTTTATTTGCGATTTTTAACTCACACGTTGTGGTAAACTCTACCATATCTTTATCCTCTGGTGATTTTGAATAGACTTCTATGAAACTACCTACTTGCATAAACAGTAAGGTTTTGTCTCCATATTTCTCTTTATAGTTGTTCAATAAAGAGAAATATTCTTGGATTAATGCCATATTATTCATTATATATATTTATTTTCTATATTATAATAATGAATGATTATATTTTAAGAAATGTAGTGATGATTGTATTTGTAATTACCATTATGTATTATTACTATATTTATATTATGATTACTATGGTTCAAAACAAGAATAATAATCGATGCGATCCTATTACAATGATTAGTGGAAAAATAGGTGGATTTGAAAATAGTGGTTCTTCCTTTAAAACCTGTATACAAGATGTTCAACCCATTATTTATAGTGAAATTAAGAATACAAACGATACTATGGTAGAAAATATAAATAATATTACATCTGAAATGAAGAAAGAAAACGAAGACTTTTTGTCTCAATTAAAAAATGATTACGAGTCACAAAATGAATACTTGGTGAATGATATGAATCGTCTCGATAAAACAAAGAATACTATGAATGAAAAAATTAAGAAAACAAATGACTCTATAACAGAATCGTTAAATAAAATAAATGATATAATATAATATGAACTCTATAGTATACAAATTATATGAAGATACTACAATTGAAAAGTCACGTCAAATATCTAGTGCGCCAGCTTTTGTACTCTTATTTGTATTTTTTATAATTATTTTTATATTATCTTTTTATCTAAAAAAAACATTTTTAGGTAGAAATTGGCAAGAAAATCGATGTGACTATATTTTTATGTCAGGATTTTTACAACCAGATGATTCCATAAAACCACATGACTATACATTAAAGAATTTAAAATATTGTATAAAACAAACTATTTATAATGAAACACCATTATTGGCGCATATGAAAGAATCTTTTGATAAAATAAAATATTTGATTGGATTTGTAAAAAAACAAATTGGTCTATATGAATCACACATAAAACAAGATGTAACCGAATCAACCAAAAAATACAATGATATTGTGAAGAATAAAATAGATTATTTGAAATACAAACAACGTGATTTGAATAAAATATATAATAAATTAGACAAAGAATTTACATTATTAACCAATAAGATTGAAACTGGAGTTGAAAACAAAACCAAATTAGAGAAAGAAAATAAAATAAATAATGATTACACAAATGATGCTCGATATATAAATTATGCTAGTAAATAATAATGTATTATTATATGTTACACCTTTGCACATTTAAAACGCCGATTTTAAGGTAGGTAATTTTTTAGTTTTCGTGTCCTATTTGATGGTTTTTTTACATATTTTTCTGTTCTATTATAAGAACCCTTACACCTTTGGAAATTTAAAATGCCGACTTTATAGATAGTTTTTCTTTATTTTTCTTGTCTTATTTTTTGGATTATATTTTTCTGGACGCTCATAAACTCCCTTAAATATATTCTGGAATGTTATTAATGGTATATCACGCAAAACATTTCCTATATTCGTTTGTAACTGATTATATGTTAAACCTTCTTTCTTTTGTAATTTTGACTTTAGGACCCTAAACCAATTTTCTATCGCATTTGTGAAATGTTGATAAGGAACTGAATATAGTATTTCATTATCTTTATTAACCAAATCTTTTATTTTTTGATTTCTATGTCTAAATATCGTTAATTTTAATGTAATATTATTATCTTTTATAATTCGGTTAATGTGTGATTTATTCAAATCTACATCAGGGTATTTATTTTTCAATAAATATAATAAATCTTCAATAGTAATAGTTTTATTTTTCTTTAATTCTTGTAATAAGAAATCAACATATTCTTTCTTTACCTTATATGATACTGGTTTCCTATAATAAATATCAACATTACCATCTTTTTTATATCTTTCAACCTATCGCATTAGACTTCTACGAGAACATTTAAATATTTTACATACTTCTTCTTGTGTTTTATCTTCAACTAAATAATAATTTACAGCAGATAATTTATAAGCATTTTTTAACAAGGCATTTTTAAATTAATATTATAAAAATTGATTTAAAAAATGCCTTACATAATATAAATGCAACAAATGACATATCTACAAGATAAAATAAATACGTTTTTCAAAAAAAGAAATGAAATATTTAAAAAACCACTTGAAAAAATTATAAATATTATGTTAAATAAGTGTAAATACATCAATGGAGAAAGTTTAGAGAGACATAATTGGGGAAATAATCCAATAAAATTAAAGAATATCCCAAAAAACATTAATTTACCTTCATTTGAAGAAGATTTATTAAATGCACTTAATTTAGAAGATAATGAAAAATCAATCGTAGAATTGTTATGGGGAGATATACAACTTGGAAAAAGAGTTCAAGCGTGCATAATTATGTGGATTTCGGTTCATATACTAAAAAGACCAGTTTTATACATTTTTAGAAATTTGACAATAGACCAAAAACAATTACAAGATGATATTATTGGAACAGAAAATTACAATTTTAATATTCAATATATAAAAAAATTATTTCAAGAATTTAATAATGAACTCCAAGAATATTTTGAGGAAACAAATGTTGAATATTGGAAAGATTATAAACTTCCAGAACTAAAAGATATAAATAGTAATGATATTATTAGTAAATTAAGTAATAAAGAAGCAATCAATTCAAATGACATATTTTGTTGTTTAATGAACCATACTCAATTAGCTAAACTAAATACAAAATTTAGTGAGTATATTTATTACAATGACGAGCTTGTGAATATAACCGCATTAGTGGATGAAAGTGATTTAATGAGTCCTACATCTTCAAACGATAGAACGAATGATAATGATAAAAAAGATTCCACTGCCTGTGAAATATTACTTGCCAAAATATATAAAAAAGTAAAATACGCATTACATATTACAGGAACAGCCCATTCTTTGTTATATAACGTAACCACAAGATTGAGCGACCATACTGATATACAAATTAAAATATCAAAGGTTCATAAAATGAAAAGGTCAAATGATTATTTTGGATTATTTAATAGTTCTATAAATTTTAACACAACACTTGTTGAATCTTGGTGGGATTATCAAGATACAGAAAATCATAAAAAAAAAACTCGTTATGATATTGTTGAAGATTATAATATTAATATAAAAAAAATAATAGAAAATTTACTTAAAAGACCTACAATTAAATATAATTCGTTATTGATTAGTGAAGAAAAAAAAAGAGCGAATCAATTTTGTTTAGTAGATAAAATAGTCAAAGATTTCCCTGATTTGTTTATAGTAATATATCATGGAAATTGTTTAAGATTATATTTATCAAAAAATTATGAAAAAGAAATAAAATATTATTCTAAATGGGACTCAAAACAATCATCAACAAATCAAAGATTATGGCAATCAGGAGGAATATACGGCTCATCTATAGATACTGAAAAATCTGAAAAACTACCTAATAATTATTGCTATTTCAATATAAATACAAAAATATTAAATATAAAATTTGTTTATAAATTATTAAGAATTTTATTTGAAAAAAGTGATATACAATTTTTATGTAAAACAATTATAACAATAACAGGTAAATATGGAGAAAGGGGGTATTCTTTTACAAGTGATGATTATGATAATTATTCATTACATTTAACAGACCAGTATTTTGTGTCTCACGCATCATTAAACTGCACTGACATTTCACAGCGATTAAGATTACAAGGAAAATATAACGACGTAGAACTTAAAAATGGGAGTATGAAACTTACTTTATGGACGACGAATGAATTACAAGATATAATACAGAATTTTTATGTAAAATTTATATAAGAAATTGAAAATTTTATTATGAGGTGTGAGAGTTGGGAAGAAATTAAAGATTTATTAGAAAGTATAATTGATAATGGAGATTTTAAGTTTGGTAAATATATGAAGTATATTGATGTATCAAAGAAACGAAAAAATTTAAAACCAATAAAACATTATGACAAGAAATCAAATGGATATAAATTAATTGTTATTGATGATATGAATGATGATGAAATAAGTGAATGGTGTAGAAAAGCAAATTTACCTGAGTATATTTGTATAAACGAAATAGTAGAAGTTGATAAAGATGAGTTTATTGAGAAGTGTCAAGAAAAAGAAAATAAATTAGATTTTATTGAATTAAAAAATGAAATTACATTTGAATATATAAATGAACAAATTAATTTATTCAATATACAAAATAATACAAAAATATCACCTATTACAAAAATTTGGATTGATGAAAGAATTAAACATAAAATCAATGACATATGGCATGATAATAAGCGAGGTATATGGAACAAATACACAAAAAACGATTTTTATAATGAAAGTAGAACATCGTTAATGATTTCATCAAGAAGAATTAACTTGTGTTATGACGATAATAAACTATATTTGTCTATAATTTACTGGGGACATTTAAATACGTTACCAAAAAAAACAAATAATTATATAAAAAAAACTCCATACATCGTAAATGGTGATAAAGTTCAATATTCTGTTCTTAAAGAAGAATATAAACAACAAAATACTCACGGATATACTAATGAAGAAAACGATGATTTTATTGAAGATGCTATAGGATTGCCTGATAAATATTATTGGAAAACACCAGATGATTGGTTATATTTATATGATAAAGATAAACCTGAAATTATTTCGTTAAATATAGTATCTCCTCTACCTGTTAAAAATGTTATACAACCAAATATTTCAACAGAACCATTAATTAATAGTGATATATTGCTATTCGCAAATTCGTGTTGTAAAAAAACGGATAAAACAAACTTAAGATTTGGATTGAAAGATATATTCAAAATATATGAAACCTGGTGCAAAATAAATGGTAAAAAATGTTTGAAAACACAGAAAAAATTTAAAGAGGAGTTTGAAAAAATAAATTACAAAGAAGAAAAAAGTAAAGGAGTTGATGTAAATAATAATCCTGGTAAACGAGGCTATAATATTATGGTTTCATTATAATTTGACTTAAAAGTAATTTACAAATATTAATAATATGAAAGATTATATTATTAATTGTTTTATTTTACAGGATAACAATACACTATTAGATATATATAATTATATAAAATTTCGGTATGATAATTTAGTTGAAATAAATGATATAAAAACAGAATTGACTAAATTAATTAAAAACAACATAATTTTTTTTAATAACAAAAATTATGAATTATCAAATGAAGGTAATGTAATATTAAACGACCATAAATATTATTT